AGTTACAAGGTGACGGTGCCCGCCCAAATCTATTTGAGGTAAGTATGCCGTTTCCTGCGTTCTCATTACCAGGAAACGCACAGACTAAATTAACGTTCATGTGTAAGACAGCACAACTTCCAGGATCAACTCTGGGTGTTGTGCCTATGCAATACTTTGGACGTGAATTGAAATTTGTGGGCAATCGTACATTTGCTGATTGGACAATCACAATTATCAACGATGAAGATTTTGTTATCCGTAACGCATTTGAAAGATGGATGAACGGTATCAATAGTCACAATCTTAATGTGCGTAATCCAGTAGCTTTGGCTCCTGCAGGTTACACTGTTGATGGTGATGTTAGACAGTTTAGTAAAGCTGGTGAGACACTCAAGAAATATAAATTTGTTGGTTTATTCCCAACAGATTTAGCTCCAATTGATGTTGATTGGGGTGCTAATGATACAATTGAAGAATTCACAGTAACTCTCACCTATCAATGGTGGGAATCAGTTGAAGACGGTGTAGTGTAACGAGAAAGGCTTCGGCCTTTCTCTTTTTTATAGGATGATATAAAATGGCAGTGAAACTCTTTGGGTTTACCTTAGGTCGGAAGGACATTGTCCAACCGCAATTACCTGAGCAACCTTCTTTTACGCTTCCAACGGAGACCATGGATGATGGTGCAGTCACCATTACATCTACGGCTCACTATGGAACTTATGTAGATTTAGAAGGTTCAGTTCGTAATGAAATTGAATTAGTAACACGCTATCGTGAGATGGCAAACCATCCAGAATTAGAAATGGCGATTGATGATATTGTCAATGAAGCCATCACCCATGATGAAACAGGCAAAGTAGCTAATATTGTTTTAGATAAACTACAACAACCTGAATCCATTAAAAAGAAAATCCTTGAAGAATATAATAACATCCAGAAGATGCTTAATTTTAGCAATCTTGCGGATGACCTCTTCAAACGTTGGTATATTGATGGTAGAATTAACTTTCATGTGGTTGTTGATGAGAGTTTACCTAAAGAAGGTATCAAAGAATTAAGATATATTGACCCACGCAAAATTCGTAAAGTGCGTGAGATTAAAAAAGAGCGTGACCCTAAAACGGGCGCTCAAATTATTGCGTCTATTGCTGAATATTATGTTTATAATGATAAAGGTTCTACAACACAAACTTATACAAGTAATGTAAATGCTGGTTTAAGAATTGCGCCAGAATCTATCATTAATGTGAATTCTGGTTTGATGGATGCTAAAAATACATTTGTCATTTCATATTTACATAAAGCAATTAAACCACTCAATCAGCTAAGAATGATTGAAGATGCAATTGTTATTTACAGATTATCAAGAGCACCAGAAAGAAGAATATTCTATATTGATGTAGGTAATCTTCCTAAAGGTAAAGCTGAACAATATCTCCGTGATGTTATGGTTAAGTATCGTAACAAAATGGTCTATGACGCAGCCACTGGTGAGTTAAGAGATGACCGCAAGCATATGTCGATGCTTGAAGACTTCTGGCTTCCACGCCGTGAAGGTGGCAAAGGTACTGAAATCACAACACTACCAGCAGGCCAAAACCTTGGCGAGTTGGAAGATGTTAAGTATTTCCGTCAAAAACTATTACAATCATTGAATGTTCCTATTTCACGATTAGAACCACAACAAGGCGGTATGATTGGTGTTGGTAGAACATCTGAAGTAACACGAGATGAAGTTAAGTTTGCTAAATTCATTCAAAGATTAAGAAACAAATTCTCTCAAATCTTTGACCAAGCTCTTCGTATTCAATTAGTGCTTAAAGGTATTTGCACACAAGAAGAATGGGAAGATTTTAAAGAAGCAATTTATTATGATTTCTTAAAAGATAATAACTTTACCGAAATGCGTGACGCTGAACTACTCCGTGAACGAGTAGGTTTGTTGCAAACAGTTGACCCGTATATTGGTCGTTACTATTCATCTAAATGGGTTCGTAAGAATATTCTTCAAATGAATGAAGAAGATATTCAACAGATGGAAAAAGAAATCAAAGAAGAAGAAGATAATGGAACTGGTGGACCAACATCACAAGAAGGTGAACAAGTTTCAGCTGAACAATACCCACCAGAAGACAACACGATTGAACGTGGTGCTGAAGATTCAAAAACACCTCAGCTTGATGCTGATGTTGAGAAGTATAGTAACATAAATAAAGCCTAACGGAGAAAATTATGGAAACAACACAATTTATTGACCATCTTGCAGCTGGCGAAGCCGCTCAAGCTAAAGAAACACTTACAGATATTTTATCTGCTAAAGCTTTTGAAGCTCTTGAAAATCGTAAGATTGAAATTGCTAAATCAGCTTTTAGTGGAGTAGAACAAAATCAAAACGAAGAACAAGTAGATATTGAAGTATTGGATGCTAATGAAATTAATGGCGTTCAAATGGGCGATATTGAAGTTCAAGATACGGAAGACACACCTGTATAAGCATGAAACTTTTAAAAGAGTTTAAACAAGTCACTATCGTTGAAGAGGAGAAGCAAGACTACTCCAAATTTGACGCATTGGTACGAGCTGGATTAGCAAATAAATCTCAAATACAAAGAATACACCGTATTTTGGGTAAAATGGGTGAAGAAAGACCAACTTTCAACCCAGCTGACCGTGCGTTAATGCAAATGCTCTTTTTGAGAATGACTGATTTAATTACAAATAAACAGTTGTTTCAAAAAACTAAACAAGCTGTTCGTGAAGAATACGAAGAACTTGACGAATCTGTGAACGCAAGTGACCCTCCTTTCGTGTTGATATTAAAAAGAAAGGCTATTCGTTTATACCCAAACGGAGAAAAAATAGCTTTATATTATAATAATAAACTAAAAAAATACTTTAGTGTTCCATATGGTCCTGGTGTTGATGCTAACATACAGGCAGAAGATTTTGAAAGCGGTATAAATACCGTAAATGAAGATGCTATAGCTCAACTACAAAAGATTAAAGATAATCACCAGCATGGTGTAGTGAAACATGGTGACGGAACTTCGAGTAAAATTGATGTGCAAACAGCTCATGCAATTCTCACCGTTCATAAAAATTTGAATGTTGAGAATAAAAAGAAATTTGCAGATATGGTAGGCAAATCACATCATCATTTACAAAAAGCAGCAGAATTTTCATGGAAAAACATGAAGTGATAGGTTTTGTTGATTTAATATTACAGAACAAACTAGACGAAGCTAAAAAAGTATTATTTGACCGTCTTGATGAAATGGTCGCAGAGCGCATAGAAAGTGCTAAGCGATATGTGTCAGCAGATAGGTTTGAAGAGGTAGAAGAGCTTGAAGAAGCTACTCGCCGTAACCCTAACATCATTAAGATGGGGAGAATTCAAAAGATTCGCCGTAGAATCAGAAGAAACGCTAAAGGACGGATTGTTGTTCAAAAGAACAGAAGACGTTCAGGTATAAAAGGTTATCGTGTATCAGGTAATACAGTTAGGCGAATATCAGCAACAACAAGAATTAGAAAAGCCCGTTTATTAAAACGGTCATGGAAAACAACTAGAAGAGCAAAACTTCGTAGGACATTAATAAAACGAAAGATGTCTATGCGAAGAAGAGCCGGATTAGGACTAAAATAAAATGCCATTTGAAATTATTAACTCTATAAGAAGTTCTTCAATCATTCGTGTTGAAGGAACAGGTACAACCACGGTAGCTTTAGCTAACTTAGCTGCAAACGCTAATGAAACTGTAACAGCTGCAAATATCAAAAGAATGAATTGGTCAACAAACGGCAACATTCAAATTGTTCGAAATTCTGTGCCAATTGCCTCTTTACATAGTGCTGGTGAAATGCGCCTTGACGATTATGGTTATTCAATTGCAAACAATAGCGCTTCATCTATTGTAATTACGGTCAATACTGGCGGCACATTAGTATTAGAAGTATCAAAAGAAACAACTTATGCAACACCATTAACAGGATTCTAAAAATGAAACTTATTAGAGAAACCGTAGAAAATGTAAAATATATCACAGAGGCTTCTGAAAACGGTAAAAAGCATCTTTATATTGAAGGTACTTTCCTTGTAGGTGATACTGTTAATCGCAATAACAGAATGTATAAAATGGATACTCTCCGTGGTGAGGTAAATCGTTATAACGAAGAATATATTAAAACAAACCGTGCATTAGGTGAGTTAGGCCATCCTGACACACCATCAATCAATCTTGAAAGAGTGTCTCATAAGATTGTATCACTATCAGAAGATGGTAATACATTCTATGGTAAAGCTCTGATCCTTGAAACACCATATGGTCAAATTGTTAAAAACTTTATTGACAATGATGTGAGTATTGGTGTATCTTCAAGAGCTCTTGGTTCAGTAGTTACAACTAAAGAAGGTTATAACCTTGTCCAAGATGACCTAAAATTAGCAACAGCGGCAGACATTGTTGCGGATCCATCAGCGCCGGGTGCCTTTGTAAATGGCATCATGGAAAATAAAGAATGGATGTTTATTGAAGGCAAGTTTGTAGAAGCTGACTTTGACCGTGCAAAAAAGCAAATTCGCAAGGCATCTTCGAAACAAATTGAAGAAATGGCCTTAAAACTGTTTGAAAATTACCTCAGAAAACTTTAATTTTATAAATAAGAAATCATAAGGAGATTCCTAATGGCAACAAACAAACTCATGGAAGCAGCTGCTGAAGCCCTTGCGTCAAGCAAACAATCCGCACCCGCTGAACCAATACACAAAGCGGACACAGAGGTCACAGACCTAGGTGGACCAAAACAAGATGTAGGCGCTAATAAAGCTGGCGGCGACATCTATGACAAATATAAAGTTGATGGTGCTAAAGCAGCTAAATCTGCTACTGCTCCAACAACTAAACCATCTGATGCGTCACCTAAACAAGAAGAAACTGAACAAGAAGATGCTGAAGTAATTGCAGAAACTTCTCACACAGATAAAGAAGAATTGAAGAAAAAAATGAAAGAGGACATCGATGCCCTTTTTGCTGACGATTCTACAATTTCTGAAGATTTCAAATCTAAAGTTTCTACAATTTTTGAAGCTCGTGTCAATGACCGTATTTCACAAATCCAAGAAGAAATTGAAAGTAAATATGCTGATATGCTTGAAGAGGCAATCACATCTGTTCGCAACGACTTAACAGAAAAAGTAGATGACTACCTTTCTTATGTTGTTGAACAATGGATGGCAGACAATGAAATCGCTATTGAATCTGGCTTACGTTCAGAATTAACAGATGACTTCATCGCAGGTTTACGCAATCTATTTGCAGAACACTATATTGATGTTCCTGCTGAAAAAGTTGACCTCGTTGACGAATTAGCTGGCCAAGTTGAAGAACTTGAAGCTAAGTTAGACGAAGAAATTGAGCGTGGTGTAGAGTTCAAAAAAGCTCTTGTTGAATCACGCAAAAATGAAGTAACTCGTGAAGTGTGTGAAGGTCTTACAGATACTCAAGTTGAAAAAATCAAATCACTCGCAGAGAGTGTTGAATTCTCCACAGAGGACGAATACAAAAACAAACTTGAAACAATTCGTGAGAATTATTTCCCATCTGGTATTAAAAAAGCAGATGAATCACAACTTAACGAACAAGTTGAAGATGCTGAAGGCGAAAAGAAAGTCATCAATGACCCATTTGTAGCTGCAGTATCAAACGCAATATCTAAAACAAAAATTTAATTAGTATTTAACTAGGAGATAAAAATGTATTTGTCCGAAAATTTACAGAAAAAGTGGGAAGGTGTTCTTGACCATCCTGACTTACCTGCAATTAAAGACCCATACCGTAAAGCGGTTACAGCTGTAGTTCTTGAAAATCAAGCTCAAGAAATGCAAAAAGCGGGTCAAATGTTGCAAGAAACAGCACCTGCTAACTCAGCAGGCACAGGCGGTTTCGGTGGCTCTGCTGCCGCAGGCGGTCCAGTTGCTGGTTTCGACCCAATCTTAATCAGTTTAGTTCGCCGTTCATTACCAAACTTAATCGCATACGATGTTTGCGGTGTTCAACCAATGACAGGCCCAACTGGTTTAATCTTCGCTATGCGTTCATCATATAGCACATCTAATGTGACCGCAGGTGCAGTAGAAGCATTCTATAACGAAGCTAACACAGGCTTTGGTGGTGTTTTAGGTACACAAACAGCTCTTGCAGTTGGTGCATCTACAGCTAACACTTTTGTTGGTAACGCTGCTGCTTGCACAGCATTAGCAACAGCTACTGCTGAAGATTTAACATTCCAAGAAATGGCATTCTCAATTGAGAAAGTAACTGTTACTGCTAAAACAAGAGCTCTTAAAGCTGAATACTCAATCGAGTTAGCACAAGACCTTAAAGCAGTTCATGGTTTAGATGCAGAAACAGAATTAGCAAACATCTTGTCTGCTGAAATTCTTGCTGAAATTAACCGTGAAGTTGTTAGAACAATCTACGGTACAGCTAAAACAGGTTGTGCAGTAGGTACTACAGCAGTTGGTAAATTTGACCTTGATACAGATTCTAACGGTCGTTGGATGGTTGAAAAAGTTAAAGGTTTAGCATTCCAAATCGAAAGAGAAGCTAATACTATCGCTAAAACAACTCGTAGAGGCAAAGGTAATGTTATGATTTGCTCAAGCGATGTTGCTTCTGCTTTAGCAATGGCTGGTATTCTTGACTACAATTCAGCTTTACAATCAAATGTAAATCTAACAGTTGATGATACAGGTAATACATTCGCTGGTACTCTCTTTGGTCGTATCAAAGTGTATATCGATCCATATGCTCCAACATCAGCATCTTCAGAATTTGCAGTTGTTGGTTATAAAGGTTCTAACGCTTATGACGCAGGTTTATTCTACTGCCCATACGTTCCTTTACAAATGGTTCGTGCAGTTGATACAAACAACTTCCAACCAAAAATTG